ACCGAACCGGCCGCCCAGCCCCCGGGCCGGGACTACATGAAGCGGTGGATGCGCACGGCCTCGGACAAACTAAACCTGATGTCCAGCAAGTTCAGCATGAGCAACAACGCTATCCTTTCCCAGTTGTACCACTTCCTGGAGGAGGAGTTTGGTGTGGTGCTGGCGGATGAACGCATCCGAATCATGGAGGAGTACAACCTGGACGACTGCTCCACGCTGAAAGCCATCTTCTACGACAAGGAGCTCCGGGATTACCTGGAGGAGACCATCGACCACAACCTGGCTCCTGAAAACCGGGGGTGGTAAAAGCAATCCCCGCTGTCTCGATATTGAGATGGCGGGGATTTTTTGTATAAGGAGGCGGTGAGATGGCCGTTAGAACAATTACAACCCGGCTTGCCCTGGATGGGGAAACCCAATTCAAGCAGGCGATGACCTCTATCAATGGGGCGCTTCGCAACCTGAAAAGCGAGCTGATGCTGTCGGAGGCCCAATTCAGGGGACAGGCTAACACAATTGAGGCCCTGACAGCCAAGGACAAGCTGCTTCAGCAGACAATTGAGCAGCAGCGTGAAAAGGTCCGTGCATTAGCCCAGGCCCTTACAGACGCCAACGCAGTATATGGCGAAAACAGCGCGGTTTCAGACCGATACCGGCAGCAGCTGAACCGGGCGCAAACAGAGCTTATCAATCTGAACGGAGCCCTTTCGGAAAATGCAAGATTTCTTCAGGAGGCCCGGGACAGCGCCACAGGAACCGCCAAATCCATTGATGAATTTGGTTTCTCCACCCAAAACGCCGGGTCGTCGGTAGGCGCGTTGTCGGCCGCCCTTCAGGCGGCGGGCGTGGCGGCCACACTTAAAGAGATTGCGGACGCGATCCACGCCTGTGTTGACGCCTCTATGGAGTTCGAGACGGCCATGGCCAACTTCAACAAGGTGGCCAAGCTGAGCGACAGTGAGCTTTTCATCATGGCGGAGCAGATCAAGGAGCTGTCCACCAAGATACCGGCAACGGCTTCTGAGATTGCTCAGGTGGCGGAAGCTTCTTCCCGCCTTGGCATTGCGAAGGAGCATGTGCTGGAGTTTACGCAGGTCATGGTCAACCTGGGCGGCGTCTCCGATCTGAGCGCCGAGCAGGCGGCCACCGCTCTGGCCCGGTTCGCCAATATCGTGGGCACCTCTGCCGACGACTATGAGCGGCTGGGAAGCACAATAGTAGCATTGGGTGAACATATTGCCCCCTTGCTGCGTAAGCAGTGAGGAAAAGCGGGCAAAATCGGTGAAGGCTAAGGACAAAATACTTGTTAGCAACCGCTGAGTTTGATATAATGTCATTGAGGTGATTGCTATGCGAAAACTAACAAATGAGGAATTTTTAGAAAGGCTACACATAAAACACGGAACAGAATATGAACCATTAGAAGAATACCCCGGTATGAACAATAAAATAAAAGTCTTGCACAGAAAATGCGGAAGAGTTTATGAGACAACTCCCTGGAAAATGCTTATAGGCGGCTGTGAAAAATGTGGTTATGATAAAACCCATGCCGCTCAGAGAAAAACATCAAAGCAGTTTCTTGATGAAGTTAAGGCCCTTGTAGGAGATGAGTATACATTTCTTGACGAATATGTAAATAATACTACAAAGTTGCTGGTACGCCATAACGCATGTGGACATATTTACAGTGTGACTCCCCGCGATTTTTTGTCAGGGAGACGATGCCCTATGGAGCGGTACAAAAGAGCGGCAAAAGGCATCAATAAAACTCACGCTTACTTTGCGGAAAAGGCAAAAGAACGCATGGATAAACGCTGTGAGCTTGTTGGCAAGTATGTGAACGCCAAAACAAAAATAGCCGTAAAGTGTACTAGGTGCGGGCTTGTTTTTGATGCACTTCCTGGTCACGTGCTTGAAGGTAAAGGCTGTCCAAAGTGCTGGAAAATAGACAACGGGGAGTATTTTAGGAAAAAACCGGAGGTTTTTCGTTCTCAGATTGAGGAGATATGGCGAGGAGACTTCAAGCTTTTGTCGGATTATGAATCACAGAAAATAAAAGTTGAAGTGCTTCATGTGAAGTGCGGACGGGTGTTTTTTTCGACACCTGACAGTTTGCTCCATGGAAACGGATGCCCATACTGCAAAGAGAGCAAAGGAGAAAAGGCTATTACAAAATGGTTGATAGATCATAAAATCGACTTTATTCCGCAATATGCTTTTAATGATTGCGTATATAAGGGAAAGCTCCGGTTTGACTTTGCGATCATGTGTGGGGATACTGTCGTCATGCTGATTGAATATAACGGAGTTCAACATTATCAGCCAGTGGAGCAATTTGGTGGAGAGTCCGCGTATAAGGAACTTCAAAAAAGAGATGCCATAAAAAAACAATATGCAGCCAGCCATAAAATTCCGTTTATCGAAATTAAGTACACAGAAGATATATCAAGTGTCTTGTCTAAGCTAATACCGAGATAACCGAAATGAGTAAAACCTTTCGGCATTGTAGAGCGTAGGCGCTGAACCTGTTTACAGAATATAATGTGCCCACGAGTGTCCGCCATCCTAAATCTTGGGATGAAAATGTACGCCGAACTTGCGGGAAACCGCAAGAAGTAGTGGATAAAAAGCCGCTACGATAACATAATTGAATAATTTTGCTACTAGCGAGAGCGAGATTACCAACATGGCCAGCCGGCTGGCCGCCGCCGGCAAGCTGGCCCACCTCAGCGAGCCTCAGATCATGGGTCTGGCCGCCGCCATGTCCTCGGTGGGCATTGAGGCAGAAGCGGGCGGCACCGCCATGACCCAAACCCTGATGGCCATGGAAAAGGCCGTGACCTCCGGGGGCAAGAAGCTGGACGAGTTTGCCCGGATTGCGGGCATGTCCTCGGAACAGTTTTCCGACGCATGGCAAAAGGAGCCTATTAACGCCATCCAGGCCTTTATTGCCGGGTTGGGCGACCTGGACAGCCAGGGTGAGAGCGCCACGCAGGTGCTGGAGGAGCTGGGGCTTTCCGGCATACGGCAAAGCAACATGCTGAAATCTCTGGCGCTGGCCAGTGAGACGCTGGCCGGGACGCTGGCGACCGCAGACCAGGCTTGGAGGGAGAATACCGAGTTGGCGGAAACCGCCGCCGCCAAGTATGACACCACGGAGGCCAAAATGCAGCTGGCGGCCAACGCCGCCAACAACCTGAAGATTGCCGTAGGCGACCAGCTGACCCCGGCGCTGGGTATCCTGGCGGATATAGGGACCGGTGCGTTCTCCTGGGCAGCGGATTTCATCGAGGAAAATCCCGTGCTGGTGAGCGCAATCACCGGCGTAGTGGCTGCGGCCGGCGTTATGGCGGCCGGCTTTACGGTCTTCGCGGCAAAGGCGGCGCTGGCCACCATTGCAACAACGACCTGGGGTGCGGCCCTGCTGGCCACCCCGATTGGTCCTGTTGCGGTCGCTATTGGCGTTCTGGTAGGGGCGGTTACCGCATTTGCGTCTGCCGCTGACGATGCGGACAGTCGGGCCAGGAGCCTGGCGGAGTCCATGCAGGCCAATGTGGACGCCATTGAAAACCAGCGGGCAGCCACGTCGGAGCAGCGGGAAAACGTGGCGTTTCTGGCGGCGCAGCTGGAGGAGCTGGCTGGGAAGGAACAAAAGACCTCCGCCGAAAAGGAAAAGTTGCTGGCTATCACCCAGCAACTCAACGAGGCGGTACCCGGGCTTGATCTGAGCTATGACGCCCTGAACGATACCCTTTCCATGACCACCGAGCAGATTCTGGCTTTGGCCCGGGCCCAGGCGGACGCGCAGGAAAAATCGGAGCTGGCTGCCGCCATTGTTCAGTCAGAGCGGGACCAGGCCCAGGCTGCGAAGGAGCTGGAACAGGCCCAGCTTGACCTGGCCGCCGCCGTGGAGCGGCGCAACCAGGCAATTGCGGCCGGTACTTACGCAGGCCTTGGCCCCGAGTTCACCATGGAGCTGGACAATGAGGTGCGTAAGTACGAGGAACAGGTAAAAAGCCTGGAGTCCGCCATGGCTGAAAATGAAGCCCAGGCCAAAGAGTGGGAGACCGCTCTGCAAGAACTGGCTGACGCCACCCAGGAAGCCGGGGACGGGGTGGAGGAAACCGCCGGAAAGACAGATGAGGCGGCGGAAAGCCTGGCCGCCTTGGCCGAAGTATCTGCCGAGACAGAGGAGGCCACCCTTTACTTGGCAGGGGCAAATGACACCCTGACCGCCGCGCTGGAGGAGCAGGAGAAGGCCGGCAGTCTCAGCCTGGACACCGCTCTGGATTTGATTGACGCCGGGTATGCAGCCGCCATTGCCATTGACGAGGAGACCGGGGCAGTTACCTTAAACGCGGCGGAATATGCCAAGCTGGCCGGGGCAAAAATCAACGACCAGATTATATCCCTGGAGACCCAGAAGCAGGCCCTGGAAAATGCCAGAAAGCTGGAGCAGGAGGCCGTAGCGGCCATGGATGTGGGCGCCGCCTACTATATGGCGGCCAAGGCCAGGGCAGACAGCCTGCATGCGGACGATATCAAGTCCATCGACGCACAGATTGCCGCCCTCAATCAGGCGAAAAATTCCCTGGGCAGCTACAGCAGCGCGGCGGGCGGCGCGGCCCGGAGCAGTTCCGCAGCGTCCAAGAAAATCAAGACCCAGGCGGAGAAGGACCTGGAGGAGTATAAGGCCCTGAAGGCCGCGCTGGACCATGAGAAAAGCGTGGAGTTGGTGAGCGAGGAGGAGTACTACCGCCAGCTGGCTAACTACCGGGACCGGTACCTCACCGACGAGACCAACCTCAGCGAGTACCGGAAGGTTACAGAGCAGATTTTCAAGTATGACAAATCCCTGGCTGACCGGGAGGCCCAACTGTGGGCCGACCAGACCGGGGAGCTGGTGGACCAGCTGGAGCAGAGAGTAAAGGCCGTTATGGGCCAGCAGGACAAAATGGCGGACCGGATGAGGGGCTATGGGGAGCTGTTCGAGATAGAGGACGGCCAGATGTCCCTGAACAGCCTCCAGGACCAGATCACTGCCATTGAGGCCTATGGGGACGCTCTGGACAAGCTCCGGGAGCGCGGGGTGTCCTCCTCTCTGATGGATGAGGTGATGGGGATGGACGTGGACAGCGCCACCCAGTACGCCAACCAGCTGCTGGCCATGGGCGAGGAGCAGTGGGAGGCGTACAACAATCTGTGGGAGGAGAAACGGCAGCGGGCTGCGGAGATCGCCGAGGAGTTCTTCAGAGACCAGATAGACGCTCTGGAAAACCAGTATAACGACAAACTGGGAGCGGCCCTGGACACCCTGACAGATACCTCCTTCGGCGCCGGGGTGGACACCGGACAGAGGCTCATCGACGGGCTGGCGTCTACAGAGTCCGCTCTGTACGGCCAGGCCCAGGCCATGGCAGACCGGGTGAGCGAGATTTTAGCTGGAGCGGGACGGGTGCCCTCCAACTCGGAGCTGGCCGCCAGCTTCTCCACCGACCGTATCCGGGAGCGATACAGCGGCGTTACCCCCCAGGACCTGCAGAACGTGGGGGCTGGAATTGTCAACGGGGTAAACGCCGGGAACAGCGGGAGCTCCGGCGATCTGACGCTGAAGGTAAACCTCAACGGGCGGACCATTGCCGAGGAGACCCTGGAGGACTTCCGCACCGTGGGCCGGGAGCGGCCCGAAACGCTGGATGATAAGTAGCGGGGGAGGTAACAATGGAACCATTGCTTGTGATCGGCGGCTGGCCGCTGCCAAGTGTGGACGGGGACAACTACCGCTGCTGGGAGGACCTGGGAGATGTCAAGCTTGAGATGATTTCCAGGCGCATGGTAATCGAGCAGCGGGGAAAGGTGTGGAAGGTGTCTTACATCTGCGACTACCTGCCTGACAGCCAGCTGCGGCCCGTACTGGCCGTGCTGCGCTCCGGGGCCCCCTTCCTGGCCACTGTGCTGCCCGACAACTCCGACGAGACGGTGACCTCCACCTTTCTGACAGAATCTCTCACAGACCCCAAGGTGCTGGCCTTTGATGGGTCCGAGCCCATCTGGCACGGGCTGGCCTTTACCCTGAGAGAGGAGCGGCCCCATGATTAAAACCAGCCAGGCCTTCCGGGAGGCCATTGTGGGGTCCCCGCGGAGGATCGAGCTGCTGGCTGTGGTGGACATCTCCGACCCGGACAAACACATGCTGCCCCCCGTGGTGTCTTCGGAGGCGGCGTGGAGCAAAAAGGCGGAGCTGAATGACTACGACCTGTCCGCCCCGCCCAGGTACGCCACACTGGAGCGCAACCGCTGGCTTTTGGACGGCAGCTTTGACCTGTTCCCGGACGATTACCAGGTAAAAAAGAAGATTGGATATGCCTCTCAGGTCATGAGCGGTGAGGACGGGACCCTTGCCCAGCCGGTCACCGTTCAGATGAGCTTCTCTGGAGTGCGAATCCTCCAGGCGTTTTCGCTCTACTTCTCTACCGACCAGGCGGACGGTACGCCTGCGGACTTTGCTGTGGAGGTATGGTGCAACAGCCAGCTGGTTTTTACAGAAGCTGTTGCGGGGAACACAGCGGCGGAGGTCCAATTCAAGGGCTTTACCGTATATGACCCTACCAGCGTTAAGCTGACGGTTACAAAGTGGTCCCTGCCCTCCCGGCGGGTGCGGATTGTGGAGTTCATCATTGGTCTGTATGAACGCTGGACGGGGAGCGATCTGGCGGCATTCAGCGCCACCCTCCAGGGCCAGTTCTCCTGTCTGTCCCTGCCATACGGCTCTGTCAACCTGTCTATGGACAACCTGGACCGGCGGTTTGAGCCGCGCAAAAAAGACAGTATCTTTCAGAGCATTGAGGAGCGGCAGGCCATTGACCTGCATATCGGCTGCCATACCGGCCAGGGTGTGGAGCGGATAAAGATCGGCGTCTTTTATCAGACCGGGGACGGCTGGAAAACCTCCCGCAATGAGATCACCATGAGCTGGTACCTGGTGGATATCATCGGTCTGATTGCCAACCGGACCTTTATTGTCCCGGATACCTTGCCCACCACCCTGGGCGGCTGGCTGCGGGCGCTTGTCTCCCAGCTGGGGGACAGCTTTGCCAACCGGTGGAGCGCCGACCCGGCATATACCGACCGGCCGATAACCGCCAGCAGCCGGGAGGATGTGACCGGGCAGAAATGCGGGGATATCCTGAGATGGGTCTGCCAGGCCTCCGGGACATGGCCCAGGGCGGACCAGGAGACTGGTAAGCTGACTGCGGAGCCATTGTGGAGCCAGGGGAACAAAATCACTCTGGACAACCTGAGCGATTACCCCACCATGAAGGCCAACGAGTCCCTGGCGGCGCTGATTTTCCAGCTCGGAAGCGGGGAGAGCCGGCAGGAGTATGTGGTCAGCGGCAACAGCACCACCAGCGAGAAGACCGTGACCATTGTCAACCCCTTCCTGCACACCACAGACCAGGCTCTTACCGCTGCGCGGCTGATCCTGGCCCAGTACGGCGGGAACCAGATTGAAATTACCGGGCGGGGGGACCCCTCCAGCGAAATCGGGGACGTAGATACCGTGTGGCTGGATGAGTCCAGCGCCACCACCGCCCGGCGGATGTTCCAGACCTTCCAGTTTCAGGCGGGAGTGATGCAGCAGTGCCGGGCCATTCTGCTCCAGGCGGACGGCTCTTATCTGTGGACCGAGTTTGCCGTGATCCGTGAGTCAGGGAAATGGAAGGCGCCCCCCGGCGTCCGACAGATTCGGATTGTGCTGGGCCGGGGCGGCCAGGGCGGCGGCATGGGACAGGAGGGCCAGTACACCAGCGCCGGGAGCAGCAACATCCATTTCACCGGCTACAATTGCAGCTACGGCGCGGACGGCGTGGACGGCCAGGGCGGCGAGATATGGTACGGCGTAATCAACTGCAATGAGGAACAGGAGTTTGAGGTACACCTGGGCGCCGGCGGCGCGCCGGGGAGCACCTACGGCCAGCCGGGGGCACTTGGGGAACACACCACCTTCGGGGTGTACTCCAGTGAAAACGGGCGCGTCTATGAGAACGGCTATACCGACATCGCCAACGGGCAGGCATTTGCTAGGACGGGTGTGGCCGCCCCACTTCCCGGCACGGGGGACGGCGGCAAGGGCGGCAAGGGAGGAGACCCACCGGCTGGATACCTCCACACCTATACCTACACGCCAACTGGGGCCGCCTCTACTGTGGTCAACACCACCACCAAATGGGTTGAAACCAGGCCCCCCGGCCCGGGCCATCCGGGAGCCAGAGGTGGTACCGGCTTTGCCATGGTGACATGGGAAAAGCCTGAAAACAGATAGGTTCCTGCTATGGAATGGGGGTATGTAATATGAGCATATGGGAGCGCTTGACGCCCAGGACCTGGGACATGGTTGAGGACGCCTATCCCACCCTTGGGGATATGGATAGGAGACGCTGGTACACCGTCATGTACGGCTACGAATATACCCTGCCCGTCATCCAGTCCATTAAAACAGCTCCGTGTTTCGTAGGGGAAAGCTATCTGGCCCATGTCAGGGTGATTGAAAATGTAGAGCGGGAATTTACCGGCGGCGGCATCGTCGCGGTGGAAGAACCCTTTAGCGGGACTGTGGCAGTCTCCTTTCAGGGGCAGGAGTATCCGCTGACGTACCATACGGACACAGGAACCTTTGACGGCCCGGTTCCAGGGCCCTCCCCGGAGAGCTGGAGCCTGGAGAGCTGCGTTGTCCCGTATATGGTCATCGCGGAGAATCAGCGCGGCATATCCACCAGGAAATACCAGGTCACCGCCTACAAGGCGGTACCGACTGTTTTGTCAGTGGAGGCGTCAGACTGCGCGGTTGACGGGATATCTGTTTTGAGGGCAAGTATCGTCATCACCACCACGCCCTCCAGTGAGATTACCCTTGAATTTGCCGGCAATGCCACAGCGGACTTCCTTGGGAATACATATACGCTGGCTCCGGGGACGGACGGCATATGGTCCGCTCAGCTCCGGGCCCCGGGCAAGACAAGCTGGCATATGGAACATCATGTCTACCCCGGCATGCTGACTGCTTCAAGCGGTGAGGACGCCACGGAAGCCGATTTTGGCGTTCGGGTGAGAGAGCTCGACCCGCCGGCGGCAGCGGCGCTGTATCCAACCTCCGGCATATTTATCTGTAACGACTGTTCTCCTCAGTTCCGCTGGGCAGTCAGCGATGATGGCTCCGGAGTTAGCCGCGCAGAGGTGTCTTTGAACGACGGTCCCCGTCAGTCCGCAGTGATCCGCTGCGGCGAGGCATGCTGGCAGATGCCTGTCGTCCCCCCAGGCCCGCATATTGTTGCCCTGTACGTTACCGACAATGATGGCAATGGGACGCGGGTGGATCGGACCATGACCGGGATCTGGCTGGTTACAGACCGGACGAATAACAATCTGTCCAGGCTCCAGGCGCTGCTGAAGATCAGCTGGAGCGCCATGACAGATGCGCAGCGTCAGGAGTGGACCTTTGGGACTGAGCAGGACACGCCGGTCATCTCCGACCGTTCCAACCGGGGCGCCTATAATGCGATAGACCTTAACCGGGTGGAGACGGCAGTAGACTATCTGGGTAAACGTCTAGGGGAGGTTGGAATAAGAATCCCGCTGGAGGTAAAGACCGACTGGGCGGAGGAGGACAGTCCCACCGTCGGTCAGATGAGCCGGTATCTGGCCAATGCGGCGGCCGTGGCCAACAGCCGCCCCGCCCTTTTGAAGAAGGCCTATGACTATCATAACGCTTTTCAGTATCACCCAGCCAGCCTGCCTGACAGTATGAGACAGTTAAGTGCCGATGGCGCAAACCGGATCGAAGCGGCCCTGACAGAAATCGAAAAGCTCCTGAATTGGATAGATGTTTTTGCCTGGTACGTCAATGTCAATGCCCGCACCTGGGACGAACTGGAAGCCGATTTTCAAGCATGGAGCGACATGGATGGATTGACATGGGTACAGGTACAGGTGCGGGAAATGGTCATTGAGGACCTGGCTGCCCCATGGAATGTTTTTGATCCGCGTTATCCCAGGGGGGTGAGACTGTGACCACTCTGGAGGAGAACCGGGCGCAGCTGGACAGGCTCAAGGCCCGGATGAAGGAGTACCAGGTACAACTGGAGGCGGAGACAGATTCTCAGCGCCGGGCGGCATTAAAGGCGAAAATCTCCACCTACCGGGCGGCCATCCGGGACGTACAGGTGCAGATCGACCACCTGGACCCGCCGGCGGTCCGCAGGGCCAGGAGGGAGCAGCGAAAGCGTCTGGACATCGGGGCGCTGAGCTTCGACTTTTTCGAGCGGTCCGGCGCCTGCTGGAGCGATATCGAGGGCCACAGCTGGCAGCAGGTGGAGGCCGGGGACTTCGTGGAGCTGGGCGCCGGCATGGACCAGCTGCAAAGCTGGCTGGCCGAGGGGGCCCAGCGTCTCACCGACCGGCAACGGCTCTACATAGACGCCTACTACAACCGGGGGCTCTCCCTGGAACTGATCGCCCAGGAGCAGGGGGTGGACAAGTCCACCGTGGCCCGGGTGATCAAGAACGGCATGGCCCGGATGCAGGAGTGGGTGGAGGCCAAGAAGCTGATTTCCTCCTGCGCCGACGGCAAGGGCTGCTTCGACTGGAAGCGGTATCTGGCCCAGGTGCCTGTCCTCACGGACCGCCAGCGGCAGCTTATGCTGCTGGTCCTCTCCCGATTCCCCAAGACTCAGGAGGAGCTGGCCGGCAAGCTAGAGCTGGAGCCCAGCACCGTCAGCCGGACGCTGTCCAAGGCGGGACGTACCATCCGCCGGCTGGACGTCCGGGGCGGCCCGCCTCTCTCCCGGCCGGAGATACAGGGCTGGGACCAGGCGGACAAGTTCTCCCTGGCGCTCCAGACCGGGATGCCGCTGTATTTTTACTACCGCTTCTGCTTCCGGGGCCAACAGGTGGGCGGCGTGAGCCGGTACAACTATGAGCTGTCCCGCCGACGGGAGGCCGGTGTCTCCCCGGATGAGACGGCCAGGGAGCTGGGCCTGAAGCCCAAGACAGTCCGGTCCGCCTACAGCCGCCTCAAACGGCAATGTGTCCAAGTTGGGCACATTCCCGCCCCCAAGGATGGCAGTATCGGGGCCCGGCTGGACCCGGAGACCTATGTGAAGCTGCAAAGGCTGGTGACAGGCTGTGCTAATTCATAAGGCCACTATGGGCGTCCTGGACCATATCTGGACAGGCCGGCACAGCCGGGGTCCGGACGGTGTTCTCACCCCTGTGGACCGGCCGGCGGCCCTCTCCGATGTGGAGGACCCGGAGGCCTGGTGGGAAATTCCGTCACAGGGAGCTCTGGCCCGAAAAATCAGGCGTTATTACCCTCTCTTGCGTCCTGTGGTGGACGAGGAGGGCGGTCTGGTGGAGGTGGTCCTCTGCCCTGATGATGACCAGGAGGCCACAGAGAGGGCCAGAGAGGTCAAAGCGGCCAGGACACAGGAGGCCGCCCGCCGGGGCTACCGGAAAGCCGGCAAGGTGCGGCCGCTGGGGTTAATGCCGTTCCTTAGTTGTACGTCTTCGTGCAACAAACAACAGACTGCACGGGATAAATAGAGGGCTGCCAAGCCCGGAAAGAGAGGAGCAAATTTCTATGAGCATGTACGGAATCGAGGCCCATATCTGCGGAGTGCCCTGTGCCATGGTGCTGCGGGGCTCCGCCAACGGGCACTACCAGGCGGTGTTCGAGCGGGACCGGGCCAGCCTGGAGGAGATCGAGGCCATCAACTGGGCCCAGCCGATGATTGAGGGGAATACCCTCCTGCCGGTGGGCTACGGCTTCACGGTGGAGGACATCTCCTACAGCTCCAACACCCGGAGCTATACCGTCTCCCTGAAGGTGGCGGAGCAGTTCCTGGGGGATGTGGCCGGTTTCCAGGCCCAGGTGGACGAGCTGACCGCCGACGTGGCCAGCCAGGTCGCCACGATCCAGGAGCAGGAGCAGACCATTCAAGCCCAGACTGAGACCATCCAGGCGCTGGAGGCGGCCGGTACCGCCGCCCAGGTGGAGGAAAAGCTGGAGGCCGCCTATCAGGAAGGAGTGGAGAGCAATGGCTGAGATCATCACACTGGCCCAGGAGGCTGTGAGGAGCAGAGGGGCGGAGGACGCCCGGGCGCTGGCGGCTATGGCCGTGGCCGGTGAGGCGGACGGCACTGCCCTGATCGAGCAGGAGGAGAAAATCCCCACCTGGCGGCAGCGGGACTTTTCCGACGTGCCTGTGGGCACGCCCTACAGGTGGCAGGGGCAGGTGTACAAGCTGTGGCAGCAGCACAACGCCACTGGGCAGGACGATTGGAGCCCGGACAAGGCGGTCTCCCTCTGGGACGTCTGCCACACCACCGACCCGGCCAGGGCAAAGCCCTATGCCGCTCCCCAGGGCGCCCGGGGGCTGTATCAGAAGGGTGAGTGCTGCGTCTGGGAGGGACAAGTCTGGCGCTCCAAGGCAGACAACAACGCCTATTCTCCCGCCGACTACCCCGGCAACTGGGAGGCGGTGTCCAACTTGGACACCGGAGAGGAGGACTGATTATGAGCGAAGCTGTCATGGTGGCGCTAATCGGGCTGGCTGGCTCTGGTGCTGGTGCCTTTGGAGGCATCCTGGTCTCCTCCAAGCTGACCCAGTACCGGCTGGAGCAGCTGGAGAAAAAAGTCCAGGCCCACAACAACCTGATTGAACGGACATATAAGCTGGAGGAACGCACGGAGCTTCAAGAGGAGAAAATCAAGGTGGCCAACCACCGTATTGAGGATCTGGAGCAGGCGATGAGGAACTAACAGAAAGGATAGGTATTTTATGGACAAAATCAATTGGAAACGCAAGCTG